TTTTGGTTTATCACGTTCAATCTTTGTTTCTAATTGATTGATTGTGTTGTTAGCAATTTTTAAAGCACGTTGCATAATCATTTCTGGACTGTTCCATGCTTTCTCTACTTGGATGAAATACTCTCTAAAATCAAAACCTTTTTCTGTACCTGACATCATCGCAACATGTTTAGCTACATCAAGTGTTAAAGCATAATCTTCTAGTTGTCTTACAGCTCCGTTATTAACAACCGTACTTGTAAGTACACTTGTAAAATCCCTATTTTCTTTGAAATGCTTCAAGTTAATTTCTGCCCAAGCGCTAAAACGCTTTTTAACTTCCAAAGCTTTATATAACTCTCTTGCACTTATTGCGATTTCTCCATTTTCTTTTTCTTGTATGTTGAACATTTCGCCGATGTTCGATTTTGTTTTTAATGCTTGCATATTGTTTATGCTCCTTTCGTGTATAATGTTGTTATCAACCTAAGGAGGTGATAAGTATGGACATAATCGCGATTTGTATCGCAATTTTTAGTTTCTTACTGACTGCACTTAAATATTATTTAGACTATATGAAAGATTCTCTTAACATCGATGTTATACCTACCAGAAGCTTTAATTACTTGGTCGATGACAAATCAAGTTACAACGATATAACATTTATTAATTTCACAAAGTTTCCCATTTCTGTTATTGACGTTGAATTTGATATTAAAAATAAAGTAAATGAACAAAAAACGTTCAAACCTATACGATATAAAGATAAAAACTACTCCATTCCATTTACTTTAGGACCTTATGAAAGTGTAGAATGTACTTTTTTGCTCGAAGAATATCCAGTGATATGGGAATGGGATGTGACTATCAAAGTCACTACCAAGAAAGGAATCTATATAAAGCCTGTTATCATAGAATCGCGGACAGAACACCGAGAATCAGAGCCACAAGTGACAGAGTTAACATCAGCAAATAAGGTAAGTGCTCTTTCCAACCCCAAGGATGGTTTTTTAAAGAAGTTTTTATATCATTTAAAACCTTAAACATTTAAAATCCTCCCTTTCCGTCACTCTTTAATTGGAGTGGCGTTGATTTTTTCGTCTAACTTTTTCAATGCTAATTTGTAAATAACTGAAGCATGTTCGGTTTTAAAATGAGATTCAGCAATAATTTTCAATGTTTCTAATTTATTTCTTGCATCACCGTATGTGGTACTTTCTGATAGAACACCTTCTAAAATTTGTTGAACTCGATAATCTAAAAGTTTTAAGTCTTTATTGATGCATTGTTCGACACACTCTTCTTTGGTTAACGTGATTTGTTCCATTGTGCCCCTCCTTAAGTTCATATAACATGAACTTTTTCTTTAAAAAAATATAAGTGTATTTTCTCTACCGGTATATCTAGTAGTTGTATAGCTTTCCATATTTCACTGTCTTTCCAACCAACTTTACCGTTGAGTTTTAAGGATAAACTTCTCTCTGACAATTTCATAGCAATTGCAAAATTGTACTGAGTGCCATACTTTTCTACTATTTTCCCGCTCAAACGTGAGTAGTCGTAACACATAAAAGCACCTCCTCTCAAGTTCACGTATCATGAACTTAACTATACTTTACACCTTGTTTTGAATCAAGTCAATACAAAAATTCATGATTTATGAACTTTTTTGTTGAATTTTTGTTCAACAAGCTTTATTATGAAGTTATCAAACGGAGGTGCACTAAATGAGAGAAAAAGTTTCAAATAGACTTAAACACATTATGAAAATAAGAAACTTAAAACAAGTAGATATCATTAATAAATCGAAACCTTATCAAAAGAAACTAGGTATATCTTTAAGTAAAAGCACTTTATCTCAATATATTAACGACGTACAATCACCCGACCAAGATAGAATTTACCTACTTTCTAAAACTCTGAACGTTGGTGAAGCGTGGCTTATGGGGTATGATGTAGATTCTTATCGAGTTCCTGATGAAGAACGTCAAGATGAAACGATAATGTCAAAAATCAATAACATATTTTCTCAACTCACACCTCCCCGCCAAGAAAACGTACTTAACTATGCAAATGAACAATTGGAAGAACAGAATAAAGTCACTTCTATAGATGGATATAAAGAGTCTAAACTAGTATCGTATATTGCATGTGGTGCAACTGGTGCTGGCATAGGAGAAGAATTATATGATGACATATTGCATGAAGAAGTATTTTTTAAAGAAGACGAAACGCCATCAAATGCTGATTTTTGTATTTTAGTTAATGGTGATTCAATGGAACCTATGTTAAAACAAGGAACATACGCTTTTATTAAGAAAGAAGATTCTATTAAAGATGGTACAATTGCACTCGTTGTATTAGATGGAGTAAGTCTTATCAAGCGTGTAGATATATGCGAAGACTATATTAATTTGGTATCTCTAAATCCGAAGTATGATGATATCAAAGTCGCTTCGTTTAGTAATATTAAAGTAATGGGCAAAGTTGTATTGTGATTAATAGCGCCTATATGGCACTTTAATATAAAAGACGTCTATTTCATCAGTGTTTAAAAGGAGTTTATAATGAAAATAACTAATTGCAAAATAAAAAAAGAAACTATAGTATATGAAGTTTTAACTAGTGGTAATCAACCATTCACTTATGAGTTACCTAAAGATTTATCGTCACATAATGCGCGTAAATACTTGGAATTTATTTCACAAAAAATAGATGGCGATAAGTTAAATTAATTCAAAGAATAAAGTAACTTCATAAAGAGTACGAAGAAAACGATCTAATGACCGAACTTATTCTTGAATATTTAGTAAAAAAGTATGTTGAAGAAGAATATAAGAAATAAACGCCTATATGGCGTGAGGAGGATGAGGGATGGAAGAGAACGCACCTTTAGAAACAGCAGTTAATAATTTTAAAAAGATTCAAAATAGCGAGATTTACAAATTTAAATATATGAATTCATGGTGTCTTGAATATTCAGAGTTTTTATTGGATGAAGTTAGATTGTTAAAAGAAAACAAAAGTTACACCAGATATAAAAAAGGCACTATAATTTATGTAAAGTTAGGTGTTAATGTTGGCAGAGAGTTTTCTGGAAACCATTTTTGTATGGTACTTAATAATCACGATTCAAATAAAAATCCAATATTAACGGTAGTTCCACTTACATCTTCCAGAAGTAAATTCAATGTGCATATCGAAGAAGATTTGTTACCTTTAGTATTGGAAAAAATGGACGTAACGGGTAAGGATTTAGCTAAAAAAATCATGAACAATCTTGAAAAGGTGTCAAAAGCAGAAAACCCATACGATCAAAAATTACTTGATGAAAACAAATCGCTGAATGACGACTTCAAAAAATATTCGAAGGTTCGCAAAAGATATGAGCGATTCAAGTATAAAAAGACCTATGCTAACGTTTTAAATATCACTACAATCAGCAAGGATAGAATATCGAAAATTAATAGGTATGACCCTGCCGGAGAAATATCATATTCAAAAGAAACAGTAGATAAAATTGAAAATAGTATAAAAATTAGATTTCTTAGTTAAATCGCTTGAACTACACTCTCTTTGATGGTATATTACATATATACAAAACAAGCCGCTGAAATATTTGCGGCAAGCTTCAAATTAGACAAGTCGCTGAAATATTTGCGACATGAGAGGGTGCATCTGCGCTCTCTCTTTTTTTATACAATTTTCACGGGTAGCCCGCCTACCCTTATTATTTTTTGCCAATTTTGAGGAGGGAGCACATGAAAGTAGCAATTTATACTAGAGTGAGTACACTTGAACAAAAAGAAAAAGGACACTCTATCGAAGAACAAGAAAGAAAATTAAGAGCTTACAGCGACATAAACGACTGGAAAATTCATAAAGTATATACTGACGCTGGATACTCCGGAGCTAAAAAAGACAGACCCGCTTTACAAGAAATGTTGAATGAAATAGATAATTTTGATTTGGTTTTAGTCTATAAACTAGATCGATTAACTCGAAGTGTTAAAGACTTACTAGAGATACTAGAATTGTTTGAGAATAAAAACGTGTTGTTTAGGAGCGCAACAGAAGTATATGACACAACTTCTGCTATGGGACGTTTGTTCGTAACATTAGTAGGTGCTATGGCAGAGTGGGAGCGTACTACAATTCAAGAGCGTACTGCAATGGGTCGACGCGCATCAGCTAGAAAAGGGTTAGCTAAAACTGTCCCTCCTTTCTATTACGACAGAGTAAACGATAAATTTGTGCCTAATGAATATAAAAAAGTATTACGATTTGCAGTAGAAGAAGCGAAAAAAGGTACTAGTTTAAGAGAAATAACTATAAAATTGAACAACTCTAAATACAAAGCACCCTTAGGTAAAAACTGGCACAGATCAGTTATAGGCAATGCTCTAACGAGTCCGGTAGCTAGAGGTCATCTTGTTTTCGGTGACATATTCGTCGAAAACACCCACGAAGCTATTATAAGTGAAGAAGAATACGAAGAAATAAAATTAAGGATAAGTGAAAAAACTAACTCTACAATCGTAAAACATAACGCTATTTTCAGAAGTAAACTATTATGTCCAAACTGTAACCAGAAATTGACTTTAAACACAGTCAAGCATACGCCTAAAAATAAAGAAGTTTGGTATTCTAAACTATACTTTTGTTCTAACTGCAAAAATACTAAAAATAAAAATGCATGTAACATCGACGAAGGCGAGGTTTTAAAACAATTTTACAATTATCTAAAACAATTTGATTTAACATCATATAAAATCGAAAACCAACCTAAAGAAATAGAAGATGTCGGCATCGATATTGAAAAGTTGCGAAAAGAACGCGCTAGATGTCAAACACTTTTTATAGAAGGTATGATGGATAAGGATGAAGCTTTTCCAATAATAAGTCGTATTGACAAAGAAATACATGAGTATGAAAAGCGCAAGGATAATGATAAGGGTAAGACTTTTAACTATGAGAAGATTAAAAATTTCAAGTATTCATTGCTAAACGGCTGGGAATTAATGGAAGATGAGTTAAAAACTGAATTCATAAAGATGGCAATCAAAAACATTCATTTTGAATATGTAAAAGGAATTAAAGGGAAGCGCCAGAACTCATTGAAGATTACGGGTATAGAGTTTTATTAA